AAGACCTTTCGGATGTTATCTATTCGATTTCGCCAACAGATACGCCCATCATGAGTTCTATTGGCAAGACCAAGGCAACTGCTGTTTATCATGAGTGGCAGACTGACTCTTTGGCAGCTAACACTACTGCTAACGCATTAGTTGAAGGTGCAACTGCATCTGACATTACTGTTTCTCCTACAACTCGTTTGGGTAACTATACTCAGATCGTTGGTAAGACAGTTATGGTTTCTGGCACTTTAGAGGCAGTAGACAAGGCTGGTCGTAAGTCTGAGAAGGCTTATCAATTGGCTAAAGTATCTTCAGAGATCAAGCGTGACATGGAAACCATCATCACAGCTAACCAAGGTCAATCTGCTGGTAACGCCTCTACAGCTCGTACATTAGGCTCATTGCTCTCATACATTAAGAGCAATACAAGCAAGAATGGTACTGCTACAACTGGTGTAGACCCTGTAACTGTTGGTGTTTCTACTCGTACAGATGGTACAACTCGTACCTTCACAGAAGCTATGCTTAAGACTGTTGTTGCATCTGTATTTACCAATGGTGGTACACCTTCAGCATTGTTTGTTAGCCCATCACAAAAGCAAGTAGTATCAGGCTTTACTGGTTTGGCTGCACAACGCTACCAAGTGGCTACTTCTGGTCAAGCAACTATCCTTAGTGGGGCAGATTTATACCAGTCAGATTTCGGAGTCCTTTCTATTGTCCCAAATAGATTCCAGCGTAGTCGTGATGCCCTCATCCTCGATCCTGAGTATGCAGCATTAGCTTTCCTACGCCCATTCCAAACTAACGAGTTAGCCCGTGTTGGTGATGCAGAAAAGACACAAATCTTGGCTGAGTTCACATTGGAGGTTCGCAACGAAGCTGCACATGGCGGTGTTTTCGATCTGTCATAAGTAATGTAGAATAAGGGGATTGGGAAACTGATCCCCTTTTTCTAGGAGAATGTATGTCTGATCTCGGTAAACGAGGCAATCTCGGTGTAGTAGATGGAGCAGTCCGTACTGCATACGCAGATGGTGATGGTGGAATAGTTATCAAATCAGAAGTAGATTTAACAGACTTTACGGAACACACTAAGGAGCAATTCAATGCTAGAAGTTCTAAAACTGGCTGGGGTGATAACATATATGACCCTAAAAATAAAATTGCTTCAATTCCTGCTGAGATTATTAACACCCTCAACAGAGAAGGCATAATGCGTGGTTACCACATACTAGACCAAAAGGCCTTAGTAAAGTGGTTGAATAACCCTGATAACAGAGTATTCCGTACCAGGGGTGGCACAGTATGAGGATAGGAATCTGCGTTCCAGCAAGAGGGCAAGTAGAAATATCCACATCGTTTGACTTATCGGCATTAGTTAATTACACAGCAAAACAGACGAAACACGATATTAATCTGTACACATCTACAGGCACATTAATATTCGATCAACGCAATGCGTTAGTGGACTCTATTATCAATGAGCGTTGCGATTACCTAATGTTTATAGATGCTGATATGCGCTTTCCAAAAGATGCGCTTGTTCGGCTTTTAAAGCATAATAAAGACATTGTTGGCGTAAATGCTACTACTCGCTCAGAGCCAGTAAAGCCTACTGCCAAAAACATTAATTATGAGGAAGATGGTTCTGTATCTTGGCTGCCTGTTTATTCCAATGTTAAAAAAGGAATAGAGAAGGTAGATGCCATAGGATGCGGTGTCATTCTCATTAAAAACTCTGTATTTAAAAAGATGGAAAAGCCTTACTTCTACTTTGAGCAATTGCCAAATGGGAAGTTATTAGGTGAAGATATTTACTTTTGCATTAAAGCGAAAGATGCAGGAATAGACACTTATGTGGATCACGATCTCAGTTTAGAGATAGGGCACATAGGTAATTACACATACGGCTGGCATAATATTGAGGTGTCCTAATGGGCTTTGCAACATACACAGAACTAAAGACTTCGATAGCCAACTATCTAGGTCGATCAGATTTGACTGCGGTCATTCCTGATTTTATTACCTTTGCAGAGATTCGCCTGGCTAGAGAGATCCGTACTCGCCAAACACTTAAAGTAGCCACATCAGCAATGACTGCTGGTGATTCTACTGTTGGCTTGCCTACAGACTTCTTAGAGATGCGAGATATATTTACCCAAGGCAATCCAAGAAATACCATTAGCTATTTATCTCCTTCTTTGTTCTCTCGCAATGCTAGAGCTGGTGAGTCTGGTCTGCCCGTGTATTACACCATTATTGGTGATGAGATCCAGTTTGCTCCTGTACCAGATTCAGCTTATGTATTAGAGATGCTTTATTACTACAAGCCAACACCATTATCTACAAGTGTAGCTACAAATGACTATCTAGCTAACTTCCCAGATGCCTTGCTTTACGCATCTTTAGCAGAGGCAGAGCCTTATCTTATGAACGATGCCAGAGTGCAAACTTGGGCTACCTTATACGATAGAGCTACTTCTGATATTAACGGATCAGACGAAAGCTCAGAGTACGCTGGAGTACCACTAACAATGCAATTAACATCACGATAGGAAAATCATGTCTGCAATCTCAAACTACCTAGAGAACGCATTAATTAACGCTACTCTACGCAATACTACTTTTACATCCCCAGCTACAGTTTATGCTGCCCTGTTTACTTCTGATCCTACTGAGGCTGGTACTGGCACAGAGTGTACTGGTACAGGCTATGCTCGCAAGGCCATTACCTTTGCTGCTCCTTCTAACGGAGTAACAACCAACTCTGCTGCTGCTGTTGAGTTCGACCAGGCTACAGGCTCATGGGGAACAATTACCCACTTTGCAATCTTTGATGCGCTTACTACTGGCAATATGTTGTACTATGGTGCGCTAACTACATCTAAGACCATTGCAAGTGGAGATGTATTTAAGTTTGCTACCTCTAGCGTATCAGTAACTTTAGCTTAAGCCATGTCTACTCTTGTAACTCGTGCTGGTAAAGGATCGCCTCTTACTCACAATGAGGTAGATGCTAACTTTAACAATCTTAATACAGATAAGATACAGTCTGGAAATACTGTTGCTGCGCTAACAATTACATCTGCAAGCGTTGTAGATTTAGCTGTTACAGGAATTACTAGCTTTGATGGCGCACAAGGAACTGCTGGTCAAGTATTAACTTCTGCTGGCTCTGGGAATACTCCAACATGGGCCACAGTATCAGGCTCTATCTCTGTTACTGGCGGTGATTTAACTTTATCAGGTAATACTGGTACTGCAATTACTAATGCAACATTAGCTACAGTTAATAGCAATACAGGCTCATTTGGCAGCTCAAGTTCTATTCCTGTTATTACAGTTAATGGCAAGGGATTGATTACTGCGGTATCTACATCTGCTGTAGCTGGCGGTCAATACTTTGGCTCTGCTGCAACTAAAGCGATTGCTTACAACTCAAACACTATCGGTGAGAATGTTACAGTCACGGCTGGTAACAATGGTTTGTCTGCTGGTCCAATAACAATCAGCACAGGCTTTACTGTCACCGTAGAAACTGGTGCAGCTTGGGTAATCGTCTAAGGAAAATATTATGGCAGGCGCACTAACAATCTCGACACTAAACAACGATACAGGGGTTCTGCAAACACAGAACGGAATGACTGGTATTGCTAAAGCTTGGGTTCAATATAATGGTATTGCACAAACTGTTACAGGTTCTTTTAATGTAAGTTCTGTTACTTATCTTGCTACTGGGAGATACCAAGTAAACTTCACTACTGCTATGTCTAATACAAATTATGCTGGTTGTGTTACTGCTTCAGTAGATGGAACAGGCGGTGTAAGTGGTGCAATGAAATATGCTTGTACAGAACAATCTTCAACATATTTAACTACAAGTTGTGTAATTGTTACTCAAAATACTGGTCCAGCCGCAGTAAATACTGCCATTATTAGTGCTATTTTTATAGGTTCATAAGGATAAATCATGGCTGGCACACTAACAATATCAACACTATCAGACGGCACTAATAGCACTTCTTCTACAAACTGTATTAAAGGCTCTGCAAGGGCTTGGGTAAATTACAATGGAAGCGGTGCGGCAATTAGAAATTCATATAATGTAAGTTCAATTACTGTAAACGGTGCTGGTGATTACACAGTTAACTTCACAACGGCAATGGCTGACGCTAACTATGCAGTAGCTTGTATTTGTACCGATGATTCTGCGGCAAATAGAGGTATTAATTTGCAAGGTACATCGTCTAATATGACAACTTCTAGCTTTAGAACTAACATTTTTGCTAACGCTAATCCCAGCACTTATTGTGCAATCGTAATGGGTTCATAATTTAAAAGGAAACAAAATGACACAGGCAATTATTTTTACAAACGAAGCTGGCGGTGTATCAGTTTGCATCCCCACGGGCGAACTGCCAATCGAAGCCGTATTGGAGAAAGATGTGCCTAAAGGTAAGGGCGCACGAATCGTCAATGTAGCTGACCTGCCTAACCAATATCAAGACTTTTACAATGCTTGGGAAATGGATGACACATCTGTTACCGTCAACAAAGCCAAAGCCGTAGAACTCACTAAAAAGCGTTTACGAGCAGAGCGTGAGCCTTTGTTAGCCGCACAAGATGTAGCGTTCCAGCGTGCCTTAGAAAGCGGTGCAGACACTACTGCTATCGTTGCTGAGAAACAAAGACTGCGTGATATTACTAACATCACCGCTACAACCTTAGAAGAATTACGGGCTTTGAAAGCAGAGGTGTAATATGCCATTAGTCCTTAACGGTACTACAGGTGTACAAGATAACTCAGGTGCTTTTGTCGCTGGAACTGCCGTAGCATCAACAAGCGGAACAAGTATTGACTTTACTGGAATTCCTAGCTGGGTTAAGCGTATTACTGTAATGTTTAGTGGTGTTAGTACAAACGGAACAAGCCCACCTCAAGTACAAATTGGTTCAGGTTCTGTAACTACTACTGGTTATTTGAGTAGTGCGTCTTTTTTAGCTTCAGGCGGTACATCAGGTGTATCAACTTCCACAACAGGTTTTGTAATAGCTGGTATTTCTGCCACAAATGCACGAACTGGACACATGGTTTTAACAAATATTACAGGCAATGCTTGGGTGTCCTCAACTATTGGTGGGTTTACTGATGCTACTGCAACACTTA